CTATGATTGACATCCTCTCCGGTGCCCTCCACCATTTCAGGTGGAACCGTGAGGCCACGCTACTGCTGAACCAGTAGCCACTTCTCTGATCGCTGAGACTTCCCTGTAGAAATACAATATTTTTGTTGGGTTTTTCTTGTTTTTCAATGTTTATGGTTTTATACATGCATAGGGAAGTGATAGTACGTCATTTTGGTTAAAAGGCGACATACTCAGCCTCGGTGATATAGATGGTAAGGGAAGATACCGATGTAGCCGTCACCTTCGCGTCCCAAGTAACAACGTCTCCTGCGCCCACTCTGAACTTGTGTGCACCATATCCAAGGGTCTGTGCTGCATTGATGTTTAAGGCAACCACAGTTGCAGTGGCAGAGCCAGCAGCTGTGGCACCAACAAAAGAAGGTGCAGACATTGCCGTAATGGCAACCCCTCCAACAAGCGTGTTTACTTGATACTCTCCTGGTCTAACGAACTTGATCTGCCCTCCTTCAACAATTACGGGTGGGGCCTTAGCCTTTTCCGCGACGTAAGTTGAGAATGGAGAGGCAGCAGATCCAACACCGCCTATTCGCGACATAACGGGCACGCCATGTGAGGGCTTCATCAACTCCACCTCATAATCAACGTAAACCTCCCCCACTAGAGCTGCAGCGCCATAGGAAGAAGAGATAACGAGTTGACCGAGATCGTAAGTTTTGAGGTCCACATCAGCAATGGCACCCTGTCGAACAAATCGGGGAGTGTTGTCACACTGCACTTGTAGTTCAAAAGAGTTGAAAGAGTTGCTCTCAACGTTGGGGGTAGTTTGAGCGTGCTCAAACTTGGACACGGGCAGCGAATCAAGAGTGTCATAATCAAATGACATCATGACCACGCCAGCGGTGGTTGTGGGGACAACCGATCGAAACTCAAACTTGAGCTTCCGAAAGATGTACTTGTCGTAACTCCGAGCGAGTTGCGACGCCCATGGAAAGACGCTAGCCAATCCAGGGTTGACTTGAAAGTTTTGTGCCACAAAGGTGGTGGAGCCAGTGAACCCAGAGATCAATCCACGATGTGAGAGACGAACGTTGCCATCCTTAGTCGCGGTAGTTCTGGGTTTACCAGTGTAGCTTGTGATTGCAGTGGCTGCAGGCACTGGTTTGGAGGTGGTCTTCATCACTGGAGTAATCCGGCGAGTTGAGTTTCCATAGGTGCGAGCAGGTTGCGCCGGTTGCGGCGTTGTAATAGTGGTTTGCTTTGCCATATTCTTGTTATTGTTGTTTGGTTGATGATTGATGTAATTATCAGCGGCCCGGAGCATAGCTTGCCCTCCCACAGCGATTCCAGCGAGTACAGCCTTGGGCCAGCCAAGGTTCATGGCACGCTTAGCAAAAATTGCGTCAGCATGCTGCCTGACTCGAGGATCAGTACTGAGGGCGTAAGTAGCGTCATGTTCTTTACACAGGTGGTCGAGTTCATCCACGGCGGGGCGTCCAAACCAGACGCTCAACTGTGTTTTCCCGTCGGACCAGCTGGGCCCGCAATAGTTGCCATGGTATTTCATAGTGGTGATAGATTCAAGGAGTTCAAATTATCAATGGTCTCCACCCCGGTCCAAGAAAACTTTAGAGATGAATAGTACTGCTCAAGAGCCACTTGTTCATCAGGAGTTAACCCAAACGCTTTGTAGAAGGACAACCTAGTGTCATCTTCCACGGGGGAGACCTTAGCTTCCATCCCAATTGAGAGGAAGAAGAACCCTGTTTGCATTCCCACAGCATTTTTCATCTTTGATTTCATTCCATTCCTACAATAAAATTTGTAAAATTCTTGCATAACTGGCACCCCAGATGTTAGGGCCAACCCACACTCGCCAACAGCTCCCAGCCATTTCCGGAAGTCTGTTTCTCCACCGATTCTTAAGAGACACATTGAATCTTTTTCACGACTAGAGTTGAGGTTTCGAACCATTCGCCAAGTTCCACCAACATCCACAGGATGCATTTGGCAAAACTCGACTTGTTCTAACTCAAACACAGGCGGTTCCACAGTCATTCGAAACCCAAGGGTACCAAACCATTCCTTCAACCCACCGTTGAATTTATGGAGGTCCTCGGTTTCCATAATGACTACTGCGTCATCACCATTATTCGCTAGTTCAATACGAACACCTTGGCGTCTTGCCCATGAGTAGATCATTCCACACATGATGAGGCAATTGCCTAAAGCGGTGTTCATGTCCCCGCTAAACCTTCTTCCTCTCACATGGTAGCTTAGGGTACCATCCCAAGCATACGCTTTCCCCGAGTTGTTCAATTGCCATGATAGCAACTTTCCCAGCTCTTTGTCATTATTGAACATGTGAGCATACACACTGTGTTCCCATTTCAGCATTGAAGTTGACACATGCATGTCAAACTTCGTGGCATCAAGCCCTACTGCAACGGGAGCCACAAATTCATCCCATTTTGAAGCTAATGAAACTCCGACACCTTCAACATTCAACCCTTTCATAACAACCGGAGTACTGGATTTAAATACATCGGCGATGACTTCATACACTTTGTGCTCAATAGGCTTAAGATACCTACCGACTGCCACATTGTATACGGTGGAACGGGGCTGGATGCACCGTGGTGCTTTAGTGGGATTAACCTTCTCCAATTTCACAAACATGGAACAGTTTGCGTCTCGATGAGAAACACCAAAGATCTCAAATCTTTCCCCAGCTGCCTCGTAGATGGCTCTCTTGCGAGACCGGTACATCAACACAAAAGAATTTGTGGAGACCGGTTTGGAATATCGACCCAACATCCGACACAACTTGTTGCGAAAAGTTTTAAGTTCCTTGAAAACGTGTCCTGTTCCAGGATCCGTTGGAGAAACAAATTTCCCATCAACTTTGCAATAGTACATGCGTTCCAGCAGTGCAGTTGCCATAGTTGACAGGTTGGCGTCATTTACTGCCAAGGTGCGATCAACAGGGGAGACACCGTCCATAATGAACACCCCCCGTTCCCTTGCTACTCCGCGTTGCTTCCACTTCAACCTCAATCCAGGGTGCCTCAACTCCGAAGAGTGGGACACGGCTGAAAGGAAGCATACGCGTACTCAAATTTCTGGCACTGGGGGTGCCAGAGACACTCCCTCAATGAAGTTAAGGAACCTATGCCACAAGCTTAATCGCTCGCCACGTCGGGTCCGGACCTCCCTAGAGAGAGTGAGCTGCTGAGCCTCCAATTCCCAACAATCTGGAGTTAGTACTAGCTCAACAACGGTGGCCACAACACTACGAATGTGTGTGGTACGCATCCCATGCCGTTCACAAGAATTGACACAGAACCGGTGGATCATTTTTCGGTTAGCCGCGTTATCAGCACAGCGCCCAAATTTGATCTTGCAGTCAGTGACAAGTTCCTGAATGACAGACACCTTTTTGCCGGGACGAATTCGACGGTGTGCTGTCACTGCAACGGGAGACGTAGATAGAGTCATCATTGGCTCAACGACCTCGTCAGGGTCTTCGATTACTGGCTCACCCAACTCGAACACCAAAAGGTCGGCAGCAGCATCCACAAGTGGATGCTCTGCGCCCTTCAATGCAATAACGAATTGGGATGTCCAGTCCAATGTGAATCGTTCTGGTTGGTGTTGGTCACCACCCTCCACTCCTGAAGTAAAGATAGCAGGCTTCATTGGAGTGTATGTGTAATTGTATAGCAACTCCGGTAGGAGTTGCTCAGAACAACGGTCAAGCAGCGTGGTTAGCTTTGGTTCCACTCGCCGAACCGGCTTAGGTGGTAAATGCATGTGCGCGATTGATATCATTGTTCCGTGGGGTTGC